CCGTGGAATCATATTCCATGTGGGTATCCATTCTCGCAGATCATTCTGCTATAGGATACGTCAACAAAGAACATAAATCCTTCGACTCACTTTCGTGGAGTCGTCCGTACAGGTAGAATTCGTTTTACGTAATAGTTCAAACTTGCAGGTAATCAGCCTGCACCATTAAGCAAATCGATGAATCTTAGATTTTAATAAAAATACTATGCGGAGATAAATCCCCATAATTATTAAATCTATGTACCATCACTGACTTGATGAATTAACTATTATACCTCGATATTCTAACCGCGGGTGGAAGGATCCATGTCTACAAAAGACAGTCTTTTTGGATCTCCCCTTCTTCCTCTATATTTGGATAGATCATTTGATCTTCTATATCTAAAAGGATAGAATCGGACATGCGTACGCTTACTTTCAACTGACGCGATAAACCGGTCTTACTAAGACGGGTTGAGTTTAACTCCTTAATTAAGGATTCGGACTTACCACCACTTAATAAGTGGTTCGTTGCATTCATGATAGTGAGAAATCTCTTCGATCTTCTAAACTTATCACGAGCCTTATAGTAAATACTATTAGGGTTCCGTAGCTTGTAAATCATTTTTTGTTTTTTTTCATTCCAGACCGGATAACGATTCTTAACACTGAAAGTATCAGTTAAAAAAGAATTCGATAAAGATGGAATATCAAACATCTCCTGTAAATAATCAGGTTCATTCTCAAATAAGACAATGCGAGGGAATTCCTCACAACCAAATTTATTCAGAACGTCTTTTTTAATTTCGTTCCAATAAAGTTGGGATTGTTCAGTGAACAATGCATCATCTTTAACATCACCTACACTTCTATAATTATATAAAAGGTCGATGGCAAATGAAAGTTGGGTATCAGAGACAGTACCGAAAGGTAGTCCTAGACCCCCAAGATGTCTTGGTAAATTCCATGGACGCTGACAAGTGTCCAATTTAGGTTTGGCATGATGAAAGAAAACCTGCATAGATCGAATTAATTGATCTTTATTTGCAGATTTACACATAAAGTTAAGTTGATCCACAAGAGGTGATAAAGCCTCCTTAGACAAATCCTTAACCTTCCGACAATCTTCTATGACCTTTGATTGACCTTTAAGTAAACCCGGGTTTACTATAAACTCCTCGGACAGACTAACTACTGTAATATAGTCACCTTCCTCTTTGAGATGTGTTGTATAGTTGGTAGAATTAATATTTGCAAAATTTTTGCTATTATAATTCTTTCCTGGCGATAAAGCCAAACCAGCTGAAGCACACACATTCTCCCAAATACGATAATGATCGCTATTTGTAAGGTTGGTAGTATCATCCCCATTAAATAAGGGACAGTAATCATCTAATACGTGCTGCCAAGTGACATTTAATCCTTCGTATAAACGAACGGATGTCCAAAGCATTGCCGCATTAACCAAGTTCAAGACAGGAAAACTTAATGGAGAACCCATTAATTGTCCATGTACTTGATCAAGCCGAGTTCGGTATAAAACTGCGAGTTCAGGATAAAGATCAATATCCATTGTCAAAGGACATGGATAATCAATCCTATGGCCTCCTAAGGTCAGCTCCATCACTCTTAAGAATGTGGGCTCTAAATCGGTGTGATTGCCGATTGATTTACAAAATTGGTCAGGTAGATCAGGATGCATATTATCTGTTGCATCTGAATAATCAGCGGAATTGATGGTAGTCTTTGAAAAAGGACTTCCCCATCTTCTTCCTTCCTTATAATCCAGACGTGTTTCCTCACTTACGAGATGCACGCCTGCATAAACCTCATTCATATCCTCCTCATTGTGGGCTTTTCCGATAAAACGGAATGGACCTTTCTCATCTCTTAAACATTCGTGTAAAACGGGTTGTAAGAGTCTTGCTACATGATAAATAAATGAGTTACCAGCGGTTATGCTTCTTTGCTTGAAGGATTCTAAAATCTTTCCAAATCTGCATTCCACAATGGTAGCTTTATTTACTTCACAAGTCAAGATTGCCTTTATAACTTCGATATCAAAACCGAAACTATAGACAGGAAAGTCCCCACTAGGAAGATCATTGGGACAATAAATGTCTCCTGAATGATGGATTTCATCCGGATTATAAAAGATATCTTTAAAGTATCCCATGGTACCATACCCTGCATTGGTCTGTTCAAATGAACCACCAATTGAAGGTAATCGCCATAAAGGGATCCTAGACTGAATCTTTTTAGGATAATAAATTTCGACGAGAGAGTTTAAGCTTGCACATACAAGGGGCAAAAATTGCGCCTGTTGTGTATCTGCTTTAAATCCACCTCCCGTCATATTTTGCTGATGCTTCAGAGTAGCCTTTATTTGCTTCTCCATACTGATCGCTGACGCTGCCCTTTTGCCTTGCATAAGGGACATTGCTAAAGAATTCCTCTTCACGAGGGGTATATTTGCACTGTGTACATACCTGCGTATCCATCCACCAATCACAACACCTTCTCTTTCCTCTGGATAACACTCAGCCCACGGTAAAGCCGTAGGAGGGTTCAGAGAAGAGACCAAATAGTTGGTGTGGAATTTAAACTTTTCCTCTAATTTATCTAAAAGAGAGAAAATTGTATACCGGTAAATAAAATTTACCATAGATTTTCGTGAAGGAACTCGGCCCAAAAGAACAAATACAGAATCAACTATACCTAGGTATAATTGCTGTACTCGATCAAGGGCGTCCTCCACGAATGGTGATAATGAATAGGCGGCAGTGGCCGAATCCGTTAAACTCGGATCAGAAGTTGTGTCGTAAGTTCTTCTAATGAAATTTTTCACACATAGAGAAATATCTGTGTGCAAAATAGAAGGGAGCTTTGCTCGACTTAGCATTTCAACCAAGAAGGAATTTTCCTGATTGGGGCAAAATGCTACCATACATGCCCGCTCACATTTGGATTGCAGATTTTTAATTAAATCAATTGCAATACAATTGTGCATTAACCAAATATTTCTATTTCTTTCTGCTCGTTTGAGAGAAGAACTGGTCGTATTTGCT